GACAAGTCGTAGCCCCATCTCTTAAGGCGAGCCCGAAGCTCCGCGTCGATACCACTCTGAACGTAGCTGTTCAGAAGCGGCTCGACCGCTATTGACCGGTCGGTCTTAGCGGTCTTTGGTACAAAGTCAAGTTTGTTGAACTCTACGAACTCGAGCTTCTCCCTGAGCTTCTCTGAACCGACTTCCCAGTCGATGCAGAACATGCCTTCCCGCTGAGGGAAGACACAGCTCATGACGGACCAGTTGGTCCGAAGGGCGGCTAGAGCGTAGGGTGCCGCAGACGGTGACACGGTCCAACGTAAGGCGGAGAGTTTCCGCCAAACGTTGGTAGCATTTCCGTGCACGCCTATGGCGGCGCCAGCGGTTAGGGAACACTTATCGTATATCGAGCGCAGGTCGGGTTCATCACCCAACACGCGAGCGATCCACTTACGAGCTCTCTCTAGAGAGTGCGAGTAAGGAGAGCTCCCTTTAGCTAGGAGACGACGGTTAGTCTTCCGGCACCTTTCCTCAGCAGCATCGAACTTGTCGAGTGCTGTCGAGGTTGGGTCACGGTCGAACTTAAAGTCGTCCCGCCAGTGGAGGGGGAGCTTCTTGATGAGTGCTGCCATCTGATTACTCTCGAAATGCTCGAGAGCCGTGTCGTATGCAGCTGCTGACACGGAATCAGACCACCTGTACGCAAGGTCCCAACGGCCAGACCGGATGAAACCGGCCAGTCGTTGAAACTCTGCATTACAGGTCGTGACGCTGTTCAACGTCTTCAGAAGGACCTGGCTGAGGACCTTCTTCTTGACGCTCCCGTCGGGGGAGCGACGCTTCTGCTTGAGGTTTTGCATCACGCAATCCTTCAGTGATGACGATCGGGCCCAGCTTGAGCCCGATCAGGATGATCAAGACCGCCAGTGCGGCAGCGAGAACTGCCTGGACCATGACGAGACCTTAGTTGGTCAAGTCATGCTTCCAGAACAGCGCATCGCCGGCCGCACTGATGGCGAAGTCACCGACATCATCACGCAGAGCGTCGGCGTCGGTTTTCGACATGCCGACAGGCAGCGAACAGGTGATCTCGACAATGGCATGTTGCTTGGTGCCGTCGTCGAGGGTAACGGTTCGCGTCCGCTTGGCCGATGCGCGCGCGACTCCACGAGTACCACCGCCCGGTTTTGCCGGGGTACGAGCCAAGGACAGGACGTCCTTTGCCGTGAAGGTGTTGGTCGGGGAGACGTAGTTGACACGGTTGGGCGTCTGGTACGTGTCCATTTCGAAGGACACGGTGTTCAGGATGATTGCCATTTGAAGTTCCAGTTGGTTGAATTGAGGACCCTTCACCTACGCAACTGAGCGTAGATGAGGGAGACCGCATCGGCGAGGTGAAGCCAGTCCTTCTTACCTGTGAAGGTAATCGGGATATAAGTAACACCTACCGACACGCCAGGAGTACTTGCGACTCGAGTCACACGTACCGTTTTCTTGCTAAGACGGTTGCCCGAGATGATCCAGACACAAACATGCCCAGTCTTTCACTGCACGTCGCTCTTGCG